TCTACCTCATCCATAATTAGCCCCATGCCACTAAGGTGCATCCCTGTAAAGGGAAACTAGCCGTGTTGCCTATTACATTAGCAAATAGCTGTACCCATACCCGCTTACCGCGCTTAGGGATACATACCCATATCAGTCTGAAGTCCATGTTTACCCCCAATGCTTCAGAATAACTGCAATCCAAATGCAGATTAGCAGGTTTATAAAAGACAATTCCAGAGTTAACACACTAGGGTCTGGTACTGGTAAATCCAGACTGGGCAGGAAATTTAACATATATCACCTCCTATAACTTCCTATTGCGGGCATTAATAATACTCTGGTAAATAGCGTCGTTATCGCAGAATGCCTTTACTGGCCTATGTCCGCGTGCGCTATTGCAAGACCTGCAAGCCGTAAATAAGTTGTTGGCATGATTAGTGCCTCCGCGCGCCACCGGCTGGAAGTGATCTAGGCTAAGATGATCGGTGGCTCCGCAGTATAGGCATAAATGGCCATCTCTTTCATAAATACGCAACCGCTTAGCCTTGCGTATCCAGTTAGAACCATGCCACTCTCTCATATATAGCTCCTTTGCTGGTATTTAACCGCTCAGGTATACGCCTGTGACGCTCAGGCGCATGACCTCAGAGGTTAGGCCAGGATATCAGCGATCAGCCTGGAATTGTCCTTCTTGCCGAATGTTTTGGGAGCTTCCCCAGGTAGATACACCATCTTGCCGCCCTTGCGTACCACGGTTTCAAACTTGCCTAAAGCCACTAAGGCTTCAAGACTAGTCCAGAACCAGTCCTTAACGTAGTCGGCGTCCTTCGGCTTACCGAAGTAATCCCTGGCCGCATCGACCAGACCTGAATAGACGGTATGAATCCCCTTGCTTTCCTCAGTTCTGAGTTTCTTGATAGCCCTAGTTATAAACTCTTCCAGGGACACTTTGCCATTAAGCTGTACTGTTCCTTTGGCCATTGCTTTCTCCTGTGGAGAGGTTTTGGGTTCGGCTCAAATTTTGAGCTTGCCCCAAGTATCGCAAATCCGCCGCCGCTTGTCAAGTCCTGCCTGAATTTGCGAACGATTTCAACTACTTGCAAGCCGACGAGCCGCCGCCTCGAGCTCGAGCATCACCGGTCAATCACGCGCCTGACACGCAGAGCAGGTGTGGGAAACTGCACGCACGAGGTGTGTGGGTGCTCGGTTTCCTCCAGGCGGACGCACGGATAAGTAAACCGTGTGCCTGGGCGAATAACCACGTGATTTCAGGAACATAGCGCACATGCATGAGGCATGCGGAGGCGGGCGCAGGGGGGGGGTGGCCGCCACGGGGAGCCATGCGCGCGCCCGCTTTGCACCCCCTTATATCCGGGACCGAAAAATAACCAAAAACAATACATAATAATATCAGGTACTTATAATATATAGACTGTTGGGGTTAAATCAACACTTGACAAAACCTCCAAAATATGATATAATAAACATAGGGTGGCGAGGGAGGGAAGTGTCCCTTACCGAGCCGCTTATTCTTTGCCATTGGGAGGATTTTATATGGCAACCGTAGCGTACACGATTGAGTTTGAGTCGGTGACTTGTAAGGTTATTAAGTGGACCGGATTAACCACCACTAACGCAGATGGTGCTCCCTACACCTTTGCGGGCAAGTACGCCGACAAGTGCATCCACGTCTTCGGCACTCTAGGCACTGGTGGCAAATTGGACCTTCAGGGTAGCAATGAGGCTACTCCGTCTAACTGGGTAATGGTCGAAGATCAGGCTGGGGCTAGCTTGCAGATTTCAGCCGTTCCTAAAATCAAGCAGGTCTTGGAGAATACCCTTAAACTTAGACCCTATGTATCGGCGGGCGATGGTACAACTTCATTCACTTGCCTGCTGGTGGTGAGGAAATAACTATGGATATCACTAGCGCATTAAACAGAATAGAAGTTGTGCTCAACCAATACCACGCTTTCATAGAAGTGAAGGAAGCTCTGGAAGCGGCGGTTAATGCGGAGCGGGTTGTGGTGGAGGCCGGGCTAAAAGCCGATGGGCTGAGGACGAAGATCGCCGAATTGGAAGGTGTGAAGGCTGGCGTGATTGCTGAGATCAAAGCGGCCAAAATCCGGGCTGCTGACGATGCCAGGATTTCCCTCGACAGGCTGGTTAAACAACAGATGCAGGTTGTCGCCGAGATCAACGAGGCCAAGGATAAATACAATACCCTGCTTGCTCAGATTGGGGATACCGAGACCGTGCATTCCACTCGAGTAGCGGAAATGCATAAGGTTATCGAAGAGATGCAGGCCAAGGCTGACGCTGAGGTTGCGCGGTATACTGAGGCTAAGGCCGGTCTCGCCGCCCTGAGAGAGAGGCTGTAATGGGAAGCATAACTGATACCATCGAAAATGAAGTCTTAGATCATATCCTCAAGGTTGGAGCATATAGCCCAGCCGCGACGGTATATCTCGGACTCTCTACGGCGGACCCCACAGACGCCGGTAGCGGATGGGCTGACCCTACCTACACGGGATATGCGAGGAAAACCATATCTTTCGGGGCTGCGGCTTCTCGCAAGATTACACAGAATGCTGATGTTACCTTTGATCAATGCACAGCCGGGTCAAGTACTGTAAGCCACTATGGTATCTGGTCTGCCGTATCTGGTGGTACACTTCTGGCATACGGGGCCCTCGCCACTCCGAAATCTATCGTGGCGGGTAATACTCCGAAGGTAGTAAGTGGGCAGGTCTATGTAGAATTTAACGCCGTTTCAGGTAAGGGCGTCTATGATGGTTACGCCAATTCGATCTTGGATTGGTTATTCCGGGGGCAATCGCTCGCCCAGCCAACTAACATCGACATAGCTCTGCATACCACCAACTGCACCGATTCCACCCCTGGCACCGAAGTTACTGGCGGTTCTTACGCCCGTAAGACCTGCAATGCCTGGGATGCAGCTTCGGGCGGAGCAAGTGAGAATACCGGCGCGCAGGACTTCGTAACCGCCACCGCCAGTTGGGGAAATGTCAAGGCCATGAGTCTCTATACCTCTTCTACCCCTATGCTCTATACGAATGATCCCACTGATCAAGATGTGAATAGTGGCGATACCTGTCGTATAGAGGATGGTGGGTTTGATGTGACCCTAAGCTAATGGGACGACTGCTCACATCCGGTTTTGAACTCAACTCAATCACGGCAGGGGTGGAGTTCGACACACAAACCGGGTCAGCATTCACTGTTAGTAATTCGGGCGCAAGAACAGGAACATATTGCGGAAGATTTTATGCCACTTCAGCATCTTACGGTTATGGGGTTTTTACTCTACCCACATTCGGCGCGGGAAGAACTTATTATTTCCGCGCATATTTCAAGTTAAAGACAGCAACATCAGCAACAACCGACATTCTTAGCTTCAGCGCCTACTCTAGATATGTTTATCTTGCGTTAAATACGAATAACACCATATCGCTTTATGAATACACCGGAGCAAGCAGGAATTTAATCGGAACAAGCTCTGCTCTTAATGCGGATGATACGACTTGGTATTGTTTAGAGTTTTCCTATTCATATACATCAAAAGCAGTGGTTGCTAGATTAGATGGCGTCCAGTTTGCATCTGGAACTGCGAGTGCTTCGTTTGCGCTTACCGAGTTTGCTATCGGTGGAACCTATGATCAAGGCTTGCCACAAGTAACTGGTGAATGGAGATTTGATGATTGCGCCGTCAATGACGACCAGGGCAGTTATCAAAACTCATGGCCTGGATCGGGCAAGGTTATTTGTATTCGCCCCGACGCTACAGGAGATTCTAACACCTTTGCCACACAGGTTGGCGGGACTGCTGGGGCAACAAACAACTATACCCGAGTCAACGAAGTTACGCCGGATAATGCGACCTCCTATAACGGCAGTAACACGGCCAATCAGGAGGATTTATATAATTGCGGGGCCTCGGGGATCGGGGCTGGCGATACAGTCAATGTGGTTCATGTGGGTTATCGTTATAGACGTTCAGCTTCGGGTACTGGCCCTACAGTGAAATTGGAGTGCATTAAGACTAGCGGTGGCACCAAGGCACAATCGGCGGGGATCATACCGAATTCGACTACCTGGAAGACTAACGCCAACGCAGCACCTCGGACTACACCTCTTACGCTTTACCTTGATCCAGATAATAACGCCTGGACACAATCTACCCTGGATTCCATGCAGATCGGAATGATCTGCACCCAAACTACCACGCCAAGGTGCGATGTTTCTACGGTTTGGGCTTATGTGGATTATACCCCCAGCCTTTCTCTCAAGATATTCGCCGGTCTTGCACAGTTGACTTCAACCACTCCTGATATTGTCCTACAAGTAATCCGGGCCTTAGCGGGGGTAGCGGATATGGCATCAGTTACACCGTCCGCGGTTCTGGCGATTATCAGGGTTGTGGCGGGGATCGCCGAGATGGCGTCACTCACCCCGGATGATGTAGAGTTACTCACTGGGGAGCTGGTCAAGATATTTGCCGGTACTGCTGCCATGCAGACCAATACCACCGATGCCGTCTTGGCTGTCATCCGGGCGATGGCTGGAGTTGCATCTTTACAGACTGTTACGCCTAATGTTGTACTGGCTATTACCAGAGCGTTAGCTGGAATTGCATCTCTTCAGTCCACTACTCCTGATGCGGTTTTGGCTGTTATTCACGCTCTAGCTGGGACTGCGGCATTGCAATCTTTAACCCCGGATGCGGCCATAGCGATAATCAGGTCTTTGGCGGGGGCCGCAACAATTACATCGGCGACTCCTGACATCATCTTAGCTGTCATTAGAGCATTGGCCGGGACGGCACCGTTCACATCCATAACCCCGGATAATGTCGATCTAAATATAGCGGGATTGATCATCCTGGCCGGAATTGCTGCTATGCAGAGCAATACCCCGGATGCAAATATGGCTATAAGTCGTGCCTTATCGGGATTGGCGTCTCTGGTTTCCAACACGCCGGATGACGTTGATTTAAACCTTGGAGAGATTATTACAAGTATCCTACGTCTTATAAGGAGACGCACTTAAATGACTGAAGATCGTAACTTAGCCAATTTACACCCCGTATTTAGGGAGAAAGTTAAAGAATTACTGAAAATTATCGAGGATGAACGTCTGCCCTTTAAACTATTTGAGGGCTATCGTTCTGCATCGCGGCAGGCAAAGCTATATGCACAAGGACGTACTGCCCCTGGCAATATCGTTACTAAAGCTCGTCCCTGGACTTCTAACCACCAATACGGCTTGGCTGGTGATTTTGTGCTGTTCGTAAACGGTGATTGGTCTTGGAGTGAATCAGGCAAGTATGCTTATATGTGGAAACGGTTGCATGATATAGGACGATCATTAGGCCTAACTCCGTTGAGCTGGGAAGTACCGCATCTGGAGCTGGTAGGATTGAAAACGGCTGCATTGCGGGAAGGCGACTATCCAGCCGGCGGCGACAAGTCCTGGGCCGATAACCTGACCAGGGCCATTGACGATTGGGATGGTGATGATGCGCCCCCATATCCCGAAATCAAAGAAATTTCGGAGCCGGTAGATATCCCGGTTGCCCCGATAGACGTTCCGATTCCCGAAGACTACGAACCACCGATTCTGCCGCCTAATCCAACCCCGGGTATAGTGGATATCGGCCTAAAACTATTGAAATTTATTTTCAAAGGTAAGAAATGATGAAGGAAGATACGATAAAAGCAATCGTGACGGAATGTCGGAAGCAGGGTTTAAATCTTCCTGAACAGATCGCCTATGTCATAGCGACGGCGGATTGGGAAACTGCCCACACCATGTTGCCGGTGCGAGAAGCATACTGGAAATCCGAGGACTGGCGGGAAGAGCACCTACGATATTACCCCTACTATGGCCGGGGTTTTGTGCAGCTAACTTGGAAATATAATTATATCAAATACTCCAAGATACTAGACATTGACATGGTGGCGGACCCGGACCTCGCCCTGAGTTTTGATGTGGCTCTATTCATCCTGGTCCACGGTTTCAAGACCGGAGCCTTCACCGGGAAAAAGATCGCCGATTATATCAATGAATCCGAGGCTGATTTCTTCAATGCGCGGCGTTGCATCAACGGCATCGATCAGGCGCAGAAGATCGCACAACTGGCGGAGGATTACCTGGACCGGATTGAACCTGCACCAGCGCCCCCGCCGGAACCTGAGCTAGAGCCGGTGCCGGCACCCGCGCCTACCTCTGTGGCCCCCGGCGTTGATATTGCCGGCCTCATTGTCGGATTCCTCAAGGCTCTATTCGGGAGGAAATAATGACCCTTACCAATCCTCTTTATTTACTCATAGACCCTGCTAGTGGAGGCTTCTCAGCATCCCGGACAGGATTGCTCATTATGCATATCGTTGGAACTATTGCTATATTCTGGATGCTGTGGATGAACCAGTGGACCCAAGCAGCCGCCGTGGTGACAAGTATCACCGCCTCGGATGCTACTGTCTATTTCAGCAGCACCCGCAAACAGCCTACAGAAAAAGGAGAATAGCGTGGGAATATTATCACTATTACCGATGCTGCTGAAGATATTGCCTTTTGCGGCATGTGGCGTGCTCTACTTGCTGTGGCGATTGGCTGCTTATAAACGCGATCAGGCTAAGGCAGAAGCAGAGTCTTACAAGGCCAGTTATGAATTGGCCGGTGAGACGCAGGAGATCAAGGAGAAGGAGAAGGTCGATGTTGAGAAGATTGAAAAGTTGGACCTTAATGGCGTTGTTGATGCTCTGCGTGGCATCGTGCGCGACGTGTCCAAAAGTTAGCTTCATACCTCCAACAGTCCCTCCCGAGGTTACCTGCCCTAGTGCTACCGTTAAAGATGGCGGGGTTTGGATAAACGAGGAAGATGCTAAGGCTCTGCTGAAAGAGCGGGTAATTCTGAGGTCTATCATTGAGCAATACAAGGCTTATTGGGAAAAGACGCAAAAAGGGAATTAACAATGGCAATTAATCCAGGTGTCTTCCAAATTAAGACTGTGAACGTGGTGATAACTAAGACTAAATCACACGTTAAAGTCGTATCCTTTTGCTGCACTCCGATGGCTGATATTTGGCCGACTCTGCGATATAAGTTTACGGAGACGCCTATTAAAGTCTGCCCGTTCTGCGGCACTGTTGCTGTAGTGCTTCCAGATGAGAACCGTACGATAGACAAGGGAAAATAATAATACCATATATGGTATACCCCCTTGACAAATGCTTCCAAATATGGTATAATATAATATAGGGGAGTAGACCGTAAAGATGCGCGTAGAAGTAAGCACAAGAGAGGTTTTGATACCTATACGTGAATTTGCCCACGCGATCTACAGGTCTCCCTCTACCGTTGCAAGATACATCAGATTAGGGAAAGTCGATTATGTGCAACCGTACAAAGGGGCACTTCGGCTTATCCCTTTGTCTGAACTGAAAAAATTTGGCATTAGGTATCAACGCACCAGAGGGAAAGCACGAAGGAAACAAAATGACCAAACCCCGTAAAGATATTAAGCATTGTCCTAAGTGCGGGGAGACCTACGAAGTCTTCTGTCTGCGTTGCCGCAAGAGACACCGTCTCGAGCGTACCGAAGCAGAGATGGAGCGTTGCGGTCTCACTGAGGAAACCTTAATCAAAATCCTCGCCGATCACGTTAAGGACGGCAATTTCCCCGCCTTGGCTAAAGCCATCGACATAATGGATATGAAACCCAGCAACAAGACCGAAGTAAGCGGTCCTGACGGAGAACCCCTAATAGATGCAGCCAAACAGCGACTCCTTAGTAAAATCGCTTCTATCGCTAAGCGAGAAGGATCGGATTGAATACATTAATGCTCTTGCTCCTTTGGAGTTTCGGTCATTGCTTGCGGCGATGGACGAAGAATATAAGAACGATCCTTGGCTGTGGCTGACTAACGAAGTGATCACCCAGGACGAAGCTACGCAAGTAGCGATTCCCTGGCCCGATAAAGAATATCTTAAAGACTTGTTCTGGTTATTCCAGCACGAAGCTATCATCTGTCTGCCTAAATCCCGCCGCATGATGGTATCCTGGGCTTGTAGCGCCTGGGCGGTCTTCAACGCCCGTTACTTCCCTCATCATGCAATCTTCTATCAATCTGAGACTGAAGAGAAATCGGCATTCATCATAGACAAGCGATGCCAATTTATCGAAAACAATCTCAGAGAACCGTTGCTGCGGAGAAAGTATAAGCCCATTAAGACACATCAAGGGCTTGTCGGGCGGATGACATACGAGGACACAGGCTCCTACATATGGGCCATCCCCCAAGGTGATGATGCGATCCGGTCTTATACTTTCTCATTATTAATTATGGATGAAAGTGAATTTCAGCCGGAAGGACGCAAGGCACTCGGAAGTGCCCTACCTACCGCTGAAAAACACGCTCAACTCATTATACCGTCGACAAGTAATGGTCCGCAGGGTGTTCTAGCTGATATCTGTAGAGCTTGCGGTTTTACCAAATTTAATTATTAAAATCCCTATAATCTCAAAGGTTGAGGTAAAGACAATGTTAGAGAAAGTCAAAGAAATTTATGCTGGTATCGCATTTCGTGTAGCTATGATTGAAGTGTCCGAACCAGCTATGATCTGCATTGGCCTGATCGTGGTCCTCTGCGTCGTAGCCTTGATGAAGTGCTAGCATGGCTAAAAGATTCTCAGGTATTGGCGGCGGTCTACGCCTAAGTCAGTTGCCGAAGGCGCAGGCCCGTCCCTTATATTCGCATGGGGGTAAAGCGCCGAAGTATACACCTACGGCGGAGAAAGTCAAATTACTGAGTCCGCCGGTAGCGCCGGTAGAGGCTCCTACTACGGCTAATCTTAAACCGCCGGCAGTACCTAAAGTAAAGAATCTGACTGTAACCAAGACTAAAAAAGCGAGGAAAACGTAAATGGCTGGTCATCCGGGTTTTAAGGCAGTACAGGCACAAATTGCCAAGAAAGAAAGTATTCCTATGAAGAATGCCGGGGCGATTCTAGCGAAGAAGACTAGGAATGCAAGTCCGGCGGCGAAGAAGGCCAATCCAAGATTAAATCGTGTAAAGGGGTAATGTGATGAAGCCGGAAGATGAACGCACTGAACAAGAAAGACTTTAAGTAAATCGGAGATACGGAAAGCCATGCTACTCCTTCCTCCTACTGGACCGGGGATGCCGCAGAAGGGTCAGTTCGATCCGATACAGTCTGCCATAAACGACATTCTCAGCTCCCTGGGAATTAAGTCAATAATTGACAAGTTCTCAACACTTGTTCAGTCTCCTGAGTTTCAGGCGGCTATGCCTGTGATGGGTATGGCGCTAGGGGGTGGTGGCATGGGACAGGCACCATTTAATTTCCTAGGCCCCGCAAGTCCGTGGCCTCAGACGGCAGAGAATGCCGGGATGACGGCATTTCCTATGAATATGCTGCGGAGTAACCAGCCGATACCGGGTTTGACTTTGGGTGATATTAGGAAGATGTTGCCGCCTGAATTTCCCTCCTTTGGCCCTTCTGATTGGCTGGATAAGATACCATCTGAGTTAATCAAATAATGGGCGAATTTGACGATCTGTCAATCCTGAAACCGTTCCGCAACGGGCCTTATCTAATCGTCCCGATCCACTATTCCTTCGATCCTGCAAAAAACGAAGAGTGGAAGGACGAGGAACAACAGAAGTACATCAAACGCGATCCTAACCGCTGGCAAGAATTATGGAATCGCGAGCAGGAAATGGACTTCAGTTCCGTTGGCGGGGCTGTGGCCTATCATGCTTTCTCGGCTGCCAATCTCTGCAAGGGTTTGAATTACAGCTCCTTTCTTCCTCTCTGCCTTTGCGTAGACTTCAACGTGGAACCGATGGTGTGGGAAGTGGCGCAGATTTCGCCGCGGGGTCTGGTTTGCTTCATAGATGAGATTAAACTCGCCCCCACCAGCATCGAGGCTATGGTGCGGGAATTCCGCAACAGGTATCCGGCGCACCAGGGCGAACTATGGATTTACGGCGACGGCACCGGCCAATGGCGTCACCCGCAGACGGGCAAATCTAGCTACGATGTGCTGCGTCTATATCTACGGGGCTACTCAGCCGCCGTAGTTATGAAAGTGCCGATCAATAACCCGTATCAGGCTGACCGTGTCACCGCCTTCAATCTGAAGTTGCGGGGCACTGAGGGTCAGGTAGGCATACTTGTTGACCCTGACAAATGCCCGGAATTGATAAAAGACTTTCAGGAAGTAATGTTTAAGGAAGGCAAGATTGTCAAGGTGAATGACCGCGACAATCCATATTTCAACCGGACTCACGCCTCTGACTCAGCAGGATACTTAATCAGCCGGGAATGGCCGACTGCCAAGGAAGTGTTTAAGTCAACGCAGCAGAAGAGAAAGACGCGCGTATACAAACATCTGTTAGGGGGCTTTTAATGGCTTGTATTTGTTGCGGGAGGGAAGGAGTCCCTACCTTCAGAATCCCATCCCATATTGGCACTCTCAGGGCTTGCGCCACCTGCCAGGACAAGATAGGGGCTGTGGAACTTGGCCTGGAAGCTGACCGTTTACTGACTGATTGGTATATGTCTCAGAGGCCCAAACCAGAATGTCAGGTATGTCATGGCCCCGTAATCCTCTATTCGGATGGTTCTGTTCCTGTGTGGTGTGCGGCTTGTGAAGCGAAACGGCAGGCTTTGGTGAGACGTTATGCTGGATAATGTCGATACTCAGTTAATAAATTTTGAAGAGGCTCAGGCTAAGGAAGTCGCCAAACCTGACGCCGGACCCGAGGCACAATTAAAGGATCGGTTGGCCTACGGTACACCTTTCCACGCCGATGTCCTAGCACGTCTGCTTGCCCGTCTTCGCATTGCTCAGGACGCCGCTACTCAGCGGTACGATGCCTGGGATCAAGTTGACGAGCAAGTTCGCCTGTATGTGAATCTTCAGCGAAAGGCCAAGAAAGGCGACGGCACTGTAGACCCTACGACTATGGAGATGCCTTTTGATCGCTCCATTGTGGTGCCTACTTCCTATGCCGTTCTAATGGTCCGCTTATCTCAGCTCATGGGTATTCTGCTTGGTCGTGATCCGATGTGGCAGTTGGACGGGCGCTCACCTGACGACATTCTGCCGGCACGCTACATGGAAAGCGCCCTCTCCTATGATATGGAACAGTCGGCGGCATTGCTCAGCATCTACAGTATGATGCAGGATGCTGAGAAGTATGGCATTGGCATTATCTATGACGTATGGGAAGTAGAGGAAGGCTGGCGCTATCAGAAACCTACCCAGGAGTACGAACTTCTAAAACGGTCTGCTACCATGTTCGGGATGCCTGGGCCGATGCCTATGCGAGAGTGGGGCACCAGGGCAGAGTATAACAGATGGGAAGCTATTGATCCTTACCGTTTCTGGTGCGATCCCCGTGTACCGCGGGCATACTTCCAGACTGGCGAATTTTGCGGTCACCGCATGGCCCGTTCTTACCTTTACCTACTGGAACGTGACTTAGAACAGGGCGGTCCTTACTTCAACCTTGAATCATTACCCATCTACCAGGGGGCCGAAGTTTCTTATACGCCTAAGAGAGATTCTCTTCTGGCCTCAACTTTCAACCTGCAAGGCTCAACTGACAAGCTAGATAAGGGTTACTATAATCTGGACCACCTTCAGGTCAAGTTAATTCCGAGAGAATGGCAGCTCGGGACCAGCAATATACCCGAGATTTGGTGGTTCACTATTGCTAATGAGGCTGTGATTATCCGGGCGCATCCTGGTTCTTATGATCACAGTCAGTATACATATTCCATCATTGAATCGAATTTTGATAACCACGCTTTATATAACCCCGGTAATCTCGAAAACATCGATGGGTTACAGAGGTTTATGAACTGGTTGCTTAACTCCCACTTAGAGAACATTAGGAAGCATCTGAATGATTCCTTAATTTACTGTCCTACGCTTATCGAAGAGGATGATCTGTTAAATGGGGGGCCAGTCCGCCATATAAGACTTTCTCAAAAGGGCGAAGAGTTGGCTATGGCTGGTGTTGATCCTAAGCTATTCGTCCAGCAACTCTTAGTTGCCGATGTGACTAAACCCCACCTGGACGCCTTCAGGCTCATGTATGAGATGGTCCAGTTGATGATGGCGACTAACGATCCTATGACTGGGCAAGCCACTCAGGAACGCAAGACTCTTGGCGAAGTCAATCAGATGTTGACTGGCTCGAGCCGCAGAATGGCCCTATCCTTTGCTATCTACGAGACTATGGGTTTCAAACCCTTGATCGTCCGGGCTATCGCCAACCGACAACAGTTCTCAACCCTTGAGCAGTTCTTCAGACTGGTGGGGCAGCCTACGCCGGGAACCAGAATGCTCATATCGCCGTGGGATTTACAGGGCAACTTTGACTATGTGCCCCGCAGCGATATTCTCCCGCCCGATCCGGCCAGAACGGCGATGGTATGGTCACAGATCATGTTGGGCCTAGGCAAGTTTCCGCAGATCACGGCCCCCGGCCCCGATGGTAAGGTCTTAGATTTACGGGCGATCTTCAACGAAGTGGCGAAGAACCTAGGCGTGAAGAACGTTGAACAGTTTTACACGCAAGCGCCCACGCCTCCACCCGTACCTGGGATGCCTGGGGCACCTGGGGCACAGGTAATGCCTGACGAAGCCATACAAAAGGGCGTACTGGAAGGCAATATGATTCCCGCCAGGATGCCGGGGATACCGGGGATGACTCCATAATGGCTACTGAATTAGAACGCAGACAGAACGAATTAGTTAGAGGGCGAGAGGAGTACGAGAAGGCCCAAGTCCAGATAGCGAAGGTTAGTCCTTGGATCGTAATGGACCTATATGAAATTGTATCTCGCTACAATCCCGGCGACGACGTCAATAAGGCGATATGGGTATTAGCCCAAGCAGCGCAAGTTATTAACGCAGCCTCAGTTCCTTTCAAGACTGTGGTTGAATATGAACGCAAAAAGAGCGCTATTAAGAAAGCCTCGGGTGGATAACAGGAAGCTACTATAGCCAATCTTGCACCACCGTTTCTACGCTGACCTGTTGAGGTAACGGGAGCGAATCAAACCCAAAGACCATGCCGATCTACTAGGTGGAAGCATGGGAACGAGGACAAATGGACCCAAATGTAGTAGACCAAAACATTAACAACAACCCTCCTGATGACCTTGTCGATAGTATTCTACAAGGCGATTGGCCTGGGCTGGGTGAACCTTCCCCCGAGCCAGAACCGCAACCAGAACCTTCCCCGGAGCCTCAACCGGAACCGGAACCGCAGCCTGAGCCTCAACCGGAGCCTCAGCCTCAGCCGGAGCCTGGACCGAAGCTCTACAAGTATCGGGGCAAAGAGTATACTGCCGAACAGTTGGTAGAGCAGGGTTTACTGGAAGACGCTTTAATTAGCGCCGAACAGATGCCTCACTATCAACGCAAGTACGAAACGCTCTTAGAGCAATCTAGAGCAGGTGTCCCGCCCGAACCGGTGCAGGGACAACCACAGCCGCAAGTATCGCAGATCAGACCGGAGCAAATTCACACCGCTTACACTCCGCATGCTGAGGCGGCGATCCAAGAAGGCTGGTTCGAGCCTGAGATGATGACCGTGTTTCCGAAGTTCACCACTAATCTGATGTATTGGCGTGAGATGATTCAGCAGATGCAGCAGGTAGTTGGTGTCCTGGCGACACGGGAACGGGAACGCGATCTGGCTACGCTGAGTGACCGCGTAAATAGCTACATCGAAAACACCTGCTTGAACCTCTCTAATAAGGCAAAACACTTCGAGTTATTGAAAGATGACAAAGTACGGTCTGACTTCCGGGACCACCTGTATAAGCTGGACCCGAAAGTAGATGCCATTAACGAAGACTTCATCAAAACTCAGTGGTTGGCCTATAACAGTGACGCTCTGCTGGAAGCTCTACGTACTTCCGGTGCTCAGACGAAGGAAGAACTGGATAAGAAACGGCGTATGGCAAAAGGCGAAGGTACTGGAAGTCCACGGACACCTGAACCTAAGAAAGAAGAAACACACATCGACAGTCTTCTAGAGGGTAGCTTTCCTTCTGGAGGATAATTAAATGGCTGTTGCAGGACTCCGGGGCACCGGTAGCTGGTCTTCCGATGAACGCCCCAACAACTATCGTGAAGTGATTCTGTACTTATACCCCAATGGCAGTGCACCCTTAATGGGTATGTTGGGGAAACTGTCTGAAGAATCCGTTGATGACCCTGAATTCAAGGT